ATTTTATATTATACTTGGGCGAATATTTATGATTCTTTTTATTCTCTTAAAGAAGATTTAATTGATAAATTATAATAAAAATGATATAATATATGTAGAAAATAAAATATGAAAGGAAATATTAATGAGAAGAAGTTATTTTAATTGTCATTCACATACAATGTATTCTAACATTAGACTTCTTGATTGCATTAATAGACCAGAAGCCCTAATTGATAAAGCGATTGAATTAGGGCTTTCTGGCATTGCAATTACAGATCATGAATGTTTATCTGCTCATGTTTCCGCTCTGCAACATCTTGAAAAAATTCAAAACAAAGATTTTAAAGTTGCTTTAGGAAATGAAATCTATCTTGTTGATGAAAGACAAAATGGTCAGAAATATTATCATTTCATTCTTATTGCAAAAGATGAAATTGGATATAGAGCTTTAAAAGAATTAAGCTCTACAGCTTGGTATTATTCTTACTCTGATAGAGGAATGGAAAGAGTTCCAACTACAAAAGATGAATTAAGTGATATTATCCAGCAGTATAAAGGTCATGTCATAGCAACCACAGCTTGTATTGGCGGTGAGTTATCAAGCAATACATTATTAGCTGAGGAATCTAAAAAAGTTAATGATATTAATTCTTATAATTTCTATATGGATAAAGTTCAAGATTTTATTTTATATTGCTTGAACTTATTTGGTGATGATTTTTATATTGAGTGCGCGCCTTCAACTGCTGAAGATCAGATGACCGTCAATATGAAATTATACCAAATTGCCCAAATGTTTGGAATTAAAATGGTTGTTGGTACTGATGCTCATTATCTTACAAAAGAAGATCGAGCTGTACATAAAGGTTATCTTAATTCTAAAAATGGAGAGCGTGAAATTGATTCTTTTTATGAATTTGCACATTTAATGGATTCAGAAGAAATTGAAGAATTATTATCCCCTTGTTTTCCATATGGTTTTGTAGATAAAATTTTAGATAATACTCTTGAAATGCAAGATAAAATTGAACAGTATTCTCTTTTTCATAAGCAGGATATTCCAAGAGTAGAAGTTAAAAAATATCCTAAAAATATTCCATGGAGTATTGATAGCGAGTCTTGTCCAAACTTAACTCGATTGGCGCACTCTGATGATGACCAAGATAGATATTGGGTAAATCAGTGTCTTGAATCTTTGGAAGAAAAAAATCTAATTACAGATAATAGATATATCACAGAACTTGAAGAAGAAGCTAGAGTTAAAACTGTAATTAGTGAAAAACTTGAAACGAATATGTTTCGTTATCCGAATACTTTACAGCATTATATTGATATGATTTGGGATTGTGGTTCGATGGTTGGCGCAGGTCGTGGTTCTTCATGTGCCGCATTAAATCATTATCTTATGGGTATTACTCAGCTTGATCCTATTGAATGGGATCTTCCGTTCTTTCGTTATCTTAATGATGAGAGAGTCGAACTCGGTAGTCTAATATTGATATTGCCGAGTTGTAAATAAAGAATGTGAACCTTGCTAAAGGGTGTGTAATTAAAAAAAAATTATGCTAACGGTATCAGCAAAATAAGGTTTATCAAAAAAAATATAAACACGAATCAGCTGACTAAGAGAACGAGTGGCCTGAAATATGGTTGGACTTTGCAATACCGTGCTTTAATAAAATTTATTGGAGTGTAGAGACTAAATAAAACTTTTTATAAAAGTTTTGAGAGGGATGGAGATGCACTGTCCCGTAGCGCATTCTAGCAATAATCGAAGTAATAACTCTCAGTAGATTATTGTGAAAGAGATAGTCCAATAAAAGGATATTGATATTGATATATGTCCATCTAAGAGACCTTTAATTCTTCAAAGAATTAGAGAAGAAAGAAGCGCAATGCTTAAAGAAGGAATTGCGGAATGGGCAAAGAAAGCACTTGGTTGTACTCTTATTGCAACTTTTGGAACAGAAGGAACTAAATCTGCTGTATTAACCGCTTGTCGTGGATATAGATCTGAGGATTATCCAGAAGGAATTGATATTGATGAAGCTCAGTATATGTCATCTTTAATTCCAGAAGAGCGTGGATTTTTATGGCCAATTAAAGATGTTGTTAATGGTAATCCAGAAAAAAATAGAAGACCAATTTCTGTATTTGTGCGTGAAGTAAATAATTATCCAGGTTTATTGGATATTATTATGTCTATTGAAGGTCTTGTAAATAAGCGTTCTTCTCATGCTTCTGGAGTTATTCTTTTTGATGGTGACCCATTTGAGCATAGCGCCTTTATGAAAACTCCAAAAGGAGAGGTTATTACTCAGTTTGATCTTCATAATGCTGAGTATATGGGCTTAACAAAATATGATTTTCTTGTAACTGAGGTTCAGGATAAATTAGTTCAAACAATTCAATTACTTCAGGCTGATAATTTAATTGATCCAGAGTTAAAATTACGTGAAGTATATGATAAGTATTTTCATCCAAATGTTCTTCCTCTACAGGATCAAAAAATTTGGGATGCTCTTAGTAATGTATCTGTAATTAATACATTTCAGTTTGATTCACAGGTTGGAGCCCAAGCAGCGAAAATGATTAAACCGCAGAATGTGCTTGAAATGGCAGATGCGAATGGTCTTATGCGACTCACTGGAGAAGAAGGTGAGGAACGCCCAATGGTAAAATACTGTAAGTATAAGAAAGATATTAGCTTATGGTATAAAGAAATGGATAATTTTGGTCTAACAAAAGAAGAGCAAAAAACTATTGAACCTTATTTTAAACAATCATATGGAGTTCCACCAAGCCAGGAGCAATTAATGAGAATGTTAATGGATAAAGATATTTGCGGTTTTTCTCTTGGTGAAGCAAATGCGGCTCGTAAAATTGTTGGTAAGAAGCAGATGTCAAAGATTCCAGAATTGAAAGCAAAAGTTTTATCTAAGGCGACTTCCAAAAAATTGGGAGAATATATCTGGAAATATGGTGCAGGTCCACAGATGGGTTATTCATTCAGCGTTGTGTAAATGGCGCTTACACACTTAACCGATTCATCATCGGGGTAATTAATTGAAAATTGATTCTGGTAAAATCAATGATTAATTGCTAACGAGGGTAAAATCTCGTGACAAATCAGTTTAAAAGAGGTATTAAAATTTTCAAATATCCACAGAGAGGAGGGAGAAATATGTATTATATTTATAAATATACCAATAAGATAAATGGAAAGATTTATATTGGACAAACAAATGATTTGCAAAAAAGATTTAATGGGCATAAAAGTGAAGCTTTTAATATTAAAAGTAATGGATATTATTTACCTTTTCATTGCGCAATTAGGAAATATGGAATGAATAATTTTTCATATGAAGTTTTAGAAGAAATTGCAGATGGAGAATCAAAAGATTTTATAAATGATAGAGAAATTTATTTTATTGAACATTTTCACTCTTTAACTACTGAAAATGGATATAACTTAACTAAAGGTGGAGATGGATGTTCAAAACCTCCATTAACTTATTTAGAAAAATTGCAACGTTCTAAATTATTTACAGGAGAAGAGATTAAAGATATTCAGAGGAGATTAATAAATGATGAAGAATATGATGATATCGAAAAAATTTATTCTCCAAAATTAAAAAGAACTTTTTTAGTTAATATTAATACAGGAGCTAATTTTTATAATCCTGATTTTAATTATCCATTAAAGAAAAATGCTAAAAGCAGATTTTCTCAAAAAGAGATTAGAGAAATTAAAAATAGAATTAAATCAGGGGAAAAATATTCTAGTATACAAAAAGATTTTAATATTAAAAGCGCTGGTTTTTTATCAATGATAAATACTGGAAAATATTTTTATAGTGAAGAAGATACTTATCCACTTTGTAATAAAGGAAGTAGAAAGGAAAATAATCAAATTTGGGTAAATGGAATTATAAAAGATATTTTAGAAACTGATTTATCTCTTAATAAAATTGCTATAAAATGGAATAAAAGTTATTCAACTGTAAAAAATATTAATGCAGGACGAGCGCATAAAAAAGAAAATCTTTCTTATCCTTTAAGAAAATAAAAAATAAACCTTTTAAACTTGAAATGTTGTATCGACTATCCTGGATTAGACCGGGAGTACTGGAACTATTGATACGTTCTGGGAAATAGTGTGCAGTCAAGAAGCCTTACCAACTTCACTACTACGACTGTAAAAAATAGTCAGTTATTTTTATAATAATGCATACACGCATTAGCTTATTCTTTCATCGGTGTTCAGACATTATTTATTGCAACTAACTGGGATCCTATTTATTGGAACACAGCTTGTTTGATTGTAAATAGTGGCGCAACTGATCCAGAAAATGCAGGACAAACTGATTATGGTAAAATTGCAAAAGCTATGGGTGAAATTATTAATGCTGGTATTAATCTTAGTTTAGTAAATATTAATCATTCAGATTTTGGATTTAAGCCAGATGCAGAAAATCATAGGATTCTTTATGGCATGAAAGCTATGTTGAATGTTGGTGATGATATAATTGAAGCGACAATTAAGAATAGACCTTATGTTTCTCCTAGAGACTTTTTAAATAAAGTTCATCCCGGAAAGCAAGCAATGATTTCGCTTATTAAAGGTGGAGCTTTTGATGATATGATGGATCGTCGTCAGTGTATGGGATGGTATATCTGGGAAACATGTGATAAGAAAAAGAGACTTACATTGCAGAATCTTCCTGGTTTGATTCGACATAATCTTCTTCCAGAAGATACAGATGAAAGAGTTATGGCAAGAAGAATCTATGAATTTAATAGATACTTAAAAGCAATGTGTAGACCAAATAAAGCTATGACATATTATACACTTGACGATAGAGCCTTTAATTTCTTATCTGAAATAGAAATGAATGACTTAATTACATGTGATGGATTAGGATATTATCTTGATGTAAAAGCATGGGATAAATATTATCAGAGTTGGATGGACGTCTTTAGAGTTTGGATTGCCGCAGATAAAGAAGCCATTTTAAATGAGCTTAATTCTAAAATCTTTATGGATGATTGGCAAAAATATGCCAAAGGAACAATATCTGCATGGGAAATGGAAGCATTATGTTTTTATTATCACGAGCATGAATTAGCGCATGTAAATAATACTTTATATGGTTTTAGTGATTTCTTTAAGCTTCCAGAAAATCCAGTAGTTGAAAGAACTTTCACCAAAGGTGGAAAGACAATTAACATCTTTAAATTAAATAAGATTTGCGGCACATGTATTGCTAAGAATAAAGCAAAGAGTACAGTTACCTTATTAACCACTTCTGGAGTTGTAAATGTTAAGTTTAGAAAAGAATATTTTGCTTTATTTGATAAACAAATTTCAATTAAAGGCGATGATGGAGTAAAACATGTGGTTGAAAAATCTTGGTTTAATAGAGGTAATATGATTGTAGTAATGGGTATTCGCTCTGGAGATGATTTTATTTCTAAGAAATATGCATCTTCTGGTGGTCATCAGTTATACAAAATTGATGAAATATATGAAGATGGAAGAATCCGATTAAGAGATCATAGATATCAAGGTGATTTGGAAGAGGAGTAATCCTCTTCCAAAAGGAGGTATAATGTATAAGATTATTGCAATAATTGGCAAAGCGGGGTCTGGTAAAGATACAATTTTGCAAAAGGTATTAGAGAAAGATTGTACTTTGCATGAGATTGTTAGCTGTACTACAAGACCACCAAGAGAAGGT